AAATCTTAATGTTTCCAATGCTGTTGCTGCCAGTGCTTCATCTAATCCGGGAGAAATATCTGGTTTTCTTTCTGTTAAAGCCCATTTTAATGCTGCAGGAACTGCCAATGCTACACCATATGGTCCAAAATAAAGCAAAGGAACATCAACACCATTTATGTTGATAGAAAATGGTTTTCTGTTTTCATAAAAAATAGCCCTTTCTTTAGAATCTTTAGGAGCAATCCAAGTAGTTCTATCATTGAAAGCATACCAAGCACCCACAGCAGTAAAAATACTTCCTACAATTGCTTGAGCAAGTTTTTCTGAAGTATAACTATCTCTTGGTCTTATAAATCCTAATGGAGAATGTTCAAGCATTGCTATACCAATATTTACTGGAGTTCTAATAAATGGAACAAGCATGCTTAAAATTAAACCTAATGTCTTAATAGCAGGATTTTTGCTTTCTAATGCTTCGTTTCTTTTTCTTAAAATACTTTCACCAAGCCAATCTAATACTTGAGCAAAATAATTCAATTTTTCCATTTCTACCCCCAAATTTCTTCTGAAAAAGTATTCTTCAGCAATTTCTTGCGCTTGTTCCATTATCTGTCTTTCAAGTGTTTTTGTAATTTTTTGCCCTGATCTTTTTGCCTGTTCCATTAATCTATATTTTTCTCCTTCTGCAATTAAAGTAGAAAAAAATTTATCTGTTGCTTCCATAAACCTTGAAATTGCAGATGCAGGTTTTAAAATAAAAGGAATGCTGTCATTATATCGCGAGAAATTAATCATTGCCTCAAAAGCATCTTCATTTCCCCTTAAAAAATCAAACATTCTTGTAGAAACTTCTCCACTTGAAAATGCTTTAACTGCTGTTTCATAAGCCAAACCTATTGAACCGAATGTCTGTTTCCAAATCTTTGGCAGGTCCGAAAATCTTAAAGCAGGATTATTAGAGTGTCTTACATACTCCACAACTGTTTCTGCTGGCAAAACAAAAAAGTTTTTATTGATTAACTGAACAATATTTCCAACTATATTTCTTAAGTGTGTCACTGGTCCTGAAAGCATATTTCCGTATCTGTAAAGATTAAGTTTTTCAAAAAAGGTCAATGGTAATTGTGGGGTAATTTCTTTTTTGATTAATTCCATTAATGCTTTTTCTTTTTCAGCAGGAACCTCTATGTCCCTAAAAATTTTTCTTATTTTTTGCTCGATATCATTCAAGAATTCATCTGACAAAACTCGCCCTCTTTTTTCTGCTATTTCTCTTAAAACGTTTATAAATTTCTTGGGTGCCCAAGATGCCAAATATGCCGAAGACAAGCGCGGAGTAAATCTTGCCGTCTGCAATGCGAGCCCTATCTCTCCGTAAAGACCAATCACATTATTCATAATCCTGATTGATCTCGCCTTCATACCAGCTTCCCAATACGCCTCGGATAACAGAACGTTCTTGACTATCTCCGTAGCAAACCTCCCAGGATCTCTTGGTATCGTTTTTTCAAACCTTCTTCCAATTTTTTTAAATGCCTCGTCTAACGTTTCATACTGCATCAGTTCGGCAACTGCTCTTTCGATGATTTCCTTATTTTTAATGGGTTCATAATAAATGGAAATCTCATCCAGAAGTTCGGAAACCCTTTCACGGAATTCAGGCTTGTTTTCCCATAGATTTTTAAAAAATCCTCTTACCCTAAATTCTTTTCCTTTAGGGTTGAATTCTGGTCTAAATGGAATGTTATCTAAAGGAGGATTTTTAGGTGGTCTTGGAGGAATAGGAGGTTCTTTTATCCCTTCTCCTTTTGCTTTTTCTATTGTTTCGGAAATGGTTTTCTTAAAGTCAGTTTCCATCATTTCCTTTCTGATTTTTGCTAAATCAACTCCCATTTCTTTTCCTATGGCATCAAACTTTAATTGTAATGTTTTTCTTACCATTCCAGGCTTATTAACATTTACCAAACTTTCAGCAATATCATCAATCTTGTCAATAATTTTTGAATGATGTAGTTCTGGTAATTCTTTTAAAAGCACATCTTTAATAAAGTTTTTATCTGTTGATTTTGCTATTTCCCTTAAAACTTCTTTTCTTAAAAAAACCTTTCCTGCTCCACTTCCCATTGGTATCCATAAATCAAATCCTAAAAATCCTAAAAATGCCAAACTTCCCAACTTTTCTCCCCATTGCTCTCCGAAGTTTTTTCTGCCCCATTCCTTATATCTTGACCATTCCATCTCCAAAGGAGACAATGGTTCTTTTCCGAAAATAAACCTATATAATCCTGGCAATGGCGCCTCTTCAACCCTTAATGGTTCTGTCAACTTTTGACCCGTTATTTTTTCCAATCCAGTCAAGCCAATTTTTCCCACCGCCCTTGCAAATGGTCTCCAAGTTATATCGCCCACAAAATTAACAACATCTTTGGCAACTTGTATAGGATTTTTTTCTTTTAATGGTTCATCTCCAAACATAAATTTTGAAACGCTATCTTGTGGCATAAATTCTTCTTTTCCACCAGTAATTTTATTTTTTAGCCACAATGTTAAAGCCCCGCTTTCTCTTGTCAGTCCTCTCATAGCAGATGTAACAATGTTTTTAGCAAAATTTCCTATATAACTTGCTTTTTCTAAAACATTTCGAAAAAATGATTTTTTTTGTTCCTGTCCCATAGATTAATATGTTTCAGGATCTAATGTTTCTTCTTCTTCTTCTTCAATCAATTTTTCCAATCTCCTTTTTCTTAATGGATGCAATTCTCTTTCTCTCATTTCTTTGGCCCAAGCTCTTGCTTCTTTAGCCCTTGCTCTTTGTATATCCTCTAATGTCTTTTGTATCAATTGTTTTGTTCTTATTTCATCTAATTCTCTTTGTCTTGCTTTTTCTTGAGAAATCCTGATATAAAACCTCAACTCATTAGCATCAATTCCAGCATATAACGGACTTTCTGGATTGACAAAGTTATAAAGAAAATCTGCTGAAGCAGTATGCAATTCTCCAGCATCAGCATAATTTTCAAGTTTCTTAAGATTTCTATCTCTTAATTCTTTTTGAGCGTTGAAATCCCATTTAACAGCATTCATTGCCAGTTCTGCTTTCCATTTTTCAAGTTTTAATTGATTTTCTAATAAATCAGCAATCATTTTTCTGTCCATAGCGGTATATTTCATGATTTTGTCAATCAGTCTTTCCTTTGCCTCAATGGCATCTGCGAGTGCTTGATATTGTGCTTTTAGTATTCCGTGCCTGAAATTAACAACTTCGGCAACCTGGCTTTCCGTCACCAATCCCCCAACCTTTGCCGCCTCTTCCAAAACATCTTGTTTTGTTCTTTCCATAATGCTTCTTATATCCGCTAAAGCCTGTATATCCCTGGAAAGTCCAGTTCTTTCGAGCAATTGATTGTATTGATTGACATAAAAGTTAGGATCATTTAATTGGTTTAATCTACTAATAGTTTCATCAATCCTTGAAAGATCTATTCCTGTTTTTTCTAAAATAAGTTGATTTAATTTGTTTTCATCCAATCTTATCTGCGGAGTTTGTAAACTTTCTTTTGCTTTTTGGTTTATCTCATCTGCAGAGCCAACTTTTTGTCCTAATAATGGCGGCTGTTTAATTTCTTTTTGAACTACGGGAATTCTTATTTCTTTTCCAGCAATAATAATATCTCCAAATGGTCTTCCGGGAACATTTTTAATGGCATCAGTTTTGTCTTTATTAATCCTCAAAATGTCCTCGATAGAAACACCAAAGGCTTTTGCTATTTTTGTTAATGTGTCTCCTGGTTTTATGATATATCCAAAAAAAGGAGTAGATCCCCCCAGTGGGTCTCTAAAAATTTGAATATCTACCCCTGGAGGAACATTAGAAATTGTTTGTGTTGTTGTCCCTGGAGAAGTTATCGTTGTTAAACTTTGAATGTCTTGAGCAAATGGTGATTGAGAAAGATTAAACAATGGATCTTCAGAAAATCCCGAAATTGTTTCCACCAATGGCTTGCTTATTTTGTCTGTCTTAGTTGCTCCAGCGGTAGTTGTTGTTTTAGGTGATAATTGAGTTTGTTGCGTAGTTTGTATAGGTTGAAATACAGAAGAAACCGCTGGAGTCGAAGCAGCAGTTGGCAATGTTGTAGATGGCTGAAATCTAATTTTAGAAAAATCAACCTGCCTTCCAGCAAATTCAGATTTTAATCTTTCTTCTTCTTTTTTTCTTTCAATACCTTGTTGTGTTGATAAAGAAACCGCTGGAGTCGAAGCAGCAGTTGGCAATGTCTTTGGAGCAATAAAAACATCAATTTTTTGGGACGCAGGAGAAGTAATAATCGGAGCAGTTCCTGTTGCAATCCTTCCAACTTCAAATACCGAAGCAGGTTGCCGAGCAACAGGAGATGTTAAAACACTATAAAGACCTTTAAAAAAATCAACCAAGGCTCTTTGCAAATTTTGAAAAGTTCCCTGCTGTGTTGTTTCGGGCGTGGTTGTTTTTGTTGGCGTTGTTGCGGGTGTAGTTGTCTTCGTTGGCATTGTTTGAGCAGCAGGCTGAATTCTTATGGTTGGTTGTGTTCTTATGGTCGGTTGTACTTTTGTTTGTGTTTGCGTCATTTTATATAAGTGGCGAGTAATAAATGATGACCCGTTTAAGTCCTCCCCTAAAAGAACCATCTGTGGTAATAGATACCCTAATTTCAAGCCTATTACCAATAAGACCAACAGCATCAAAAATATGATAATTATCCATTTTCTGGTTATCAATTGTAAGTGTTTGTTCATTAAATGTTGTTTGTCCTTGGTATTCGTCTATGGTTCTTAAAAGAATATCAATTTTATTTGTTCCCGTTGGTTTATTACCATAAAAAACATCTACTTTGTTTATCATAATTCTTCTGAAAAAGTTTATAACATTGCTGTAATAACTTGGGACTGGTATCTGCTGAAAACTATTTACTCCTTGATTTGTTTCGTATGAGTTCATTCCTTCATTGGGCAGAACCAATCTGTAATATATCCTGTCTGCTTCATTTGAATTATAAAACACCCTAAAGTTCTTGGAAAGGTCCAACACACTCCAAACTCCGTAAATTGTATTTTCCAAATTTGAAGCATAAAGGGCCATTGTTTCCTTTTCAAAAATATTGTAAAGAATTAAGCAATTGATATTCAAGTCTTTTATGACTGCAGGGAAAATTATCAAGTTTCCATACGAAGTTATCCGATATTGCGGCAGAAATGTCTCGTTAATGACTATGTTTGGCAAAACATCAATCAACCTCAAAGAATAACCAGCAAGCTCGTAAATATATGTGGAATTTCCGTATCTTAAAAAAATGAAAAAGGCTCCACCGTAAACCACGCTCCCAGAATAAATCCCTGGAAGCCTGATAATGTGAAACGGTCTGTTTTGATAGGAACCGTCCCACAAGAACATATATTGCTCTGTGAAAACATTGGCATCATTAGCAATTACTACTAAAAATCTGTTATTATTATTGACAATGTCCTGTATATCTTTGTTTTGTCCTATATCCAAACTCCCTACTTGACTTAATGAAGTTCCATAAACCTTTATCAAGTTCCTATAAGGATTTCCGCTTGCTGATTTGTCTGCCACATAAAAATACACACTAAAAGTCAATCCAAATTTAGGAGAAACAAAACCAGACAAAGAAGTCCAAGATGTTCCTGTTGATGTTTCGTCAATATGATAAATGCTGGTTTGCGATGGATTAATGAAAAAAATTTTTCCTATAAATTTCGCCAATGTTGTTTCATTTTGTAGGGTTGTCAATGTTGCTGGTTGTCCAAAATTTCTTGCTACTCCTGTTTGTGATAAAGCAAAAACTCTTCCTGTTGATGTAGCAATGTAGATTATCCTACTATCATTAGCATTTGATGGTGTCATATAAGCAGTTGGATATCCACTCCCCGAAGGCAGATTAATTGTTGTTGACGGCAAATGAGATAAAAGCGGATAAGGTTTATCTCCATAATCTAAAAATGAAGGATTATCAGCAAATTTAAAAAGATAACTTGGTGACAAAACCAATCTGTGGAGTAAATCACTATCAAAGGAAACTTCTCTTTTTACAAAACTTGATTTGCTGAAATTATCAAGAACAAGCACTCCAGACTCTGATTTTGTTGTTTTTTTCCTTGTCTTTGGCATTAGTATTTGCACAAAACATTAACTTGGCTATTATCGTCCGTTGTTGTTGATTGAATATAAATAACTCCATTGTCCGTATATGCTCTTAAAAGTCCAACAGTTGCTCCTGTAAATGTCCTATGCATTGCTATTACCACTGATGTTGTTTTTACTTTTGGGTCAAAAATAACTGCTGAACCATTTTGTAATGTCACTATATAAGCACCAATATAAGTGCTGTCTAAAACCGAAATATCCTCATAATCCAAAGGAAAAGCAAGTCCTCCTCTTTGTTTAATTTCCTCCAGTGTTGTTTTTTGCCTTATTTCCTCGTTCATTTTTAAATTTTTCCGTTAATTTTTGCCTCTAACCTGCTTACCCTTTCTGAAAGCTCTATAACCAAATCCTCCAATCGTTCTACCCTGCTTTCTAATGATTTTAAGTGATTTTCCTCGATTTCCTGAATTCTTTTATTCAAATCACCTCCATTTTTATTTTTTACGATTTCCGATATTCTTGATAAAACGAAATACAGTGCTATCAATACAGCCGTTGCTCCTCCGTATTGAATTGCTAATTTAATAAGTTCTTGCTCCATCAGTAAGATGAAAGCAACAATCTGCGACGAGTATTTATCACAAAAGGAACATCAGGAATAAAAATTGATTTATTTCTTGCTCCAATAGCCCAATTATAATAGGCGGAAATTTCGACTGGAGACAAAGCACGAGAAAAAACAGCGGCTTCTTTTATCCAACCACGAAAATACCCAGCATTATAAAATCTATTGTATCCCAAAGCATCTTGACCTGGATTAATTCCCGTTGTAGCAATAGAACCAGAAACATTCAATTTTCCATCTAAATATCCTAAATGGTTTCCACCCCTTCTAACTTGAACTATCAAATGCCATTTTCCGTCGTCTATTCTTTTTGTTCCTGTTAAATCATAACCACCAGAAAGATATGCACCATGCCAAACTCTTCCTGCAAAAGAGTGTCCTGCTTGATATACTCCAATGGTAATAATATTATTATTGTTTGAACCACCGCCAATCTGTTGTATTGAATCTATTCCCGTTCCACTATTTAATACGGGTATTCTAACCCACACCATATTAGTAAAATCTCCATAAGTAATTGTTTCAGAAATATTATAAGCACCAGAACCATCAAAAAAACCTCCAAAACCACTCAATTTTGCTCCATTACCAACAACGGATAAATTTTTTCCTCTTCCAGATAAATCGGCGGTGGTTGATAAATCATAATATCTTGATAATGTCGGATCTCCCTTAAAAAATAGTTTTATTGAACCTCTACGATAAATCATTTCTATACAGAAACAATGTTAATACCCTGATATGAAGCAGAATTACCACTTGATGCTAATGCAGCGCCCGTATTATTTCTTACGGCAATCTTGAAGTATTTTGGTGCTTGGTATAAAGCATTAAGCAATGAAAAATGAGCAGTCTGGGGACTAACCGATAAATCAATCGTTCCCAAAGAAATTCCACTTTCCCAAGTTCCAAAATTCGTTCCGTCTTCAGAAGGAAGCAACCTTACCTCGCAAAAAGCATTTGATGACGCTGTTCCTGATATCACAATTTCAATCAGATAATCCTGAAAAAGATTATCAGAATTATCTATGGCATTTGAAATTGCCACTGAATTGTTCGACAAACCATTCAAAGAAATAGCTATTGATGTTTTTGGTCCGTATTGTGGTTTGAACACTGCCATTGAAAAATTGATAATAAATGACGACCGTTATTGTTGGGTTAAAACAGAAACTAAGGCCTTGTTCGTTGTCACATACTTGATAATAATTTCCATTGTTTTGTTAGCAGTCGTAGAAGTTGGCAAGGAACCTCCCAATCCAACATAATGGCTTCCCCAAGATATTGACCTTGCTGTACCGTTGTCGGTAATATAAATCACAAAAGTATCTCCGACAGAAGGAGATGTTGCGTTATTGATTGTTATTGAATTTGCTAAAGCAGTGACATAATGCTCGTCAAATTGAGATTTGTCGGGAGTAATTGATGATGGAGAAGTTGCGACTGATTGACGTGGATAAATTCTTTTGTTGGAAAGGGATTGAATATCGGTATCCCCCACAATGTTTCCTGTTGGTAAAGTTTTTCCGCTATCTTTTATGAGTTTCCCTGTCGTTCCATCAAACAAGACAACATTATTGTTTCCCGCAGATGATGGACCAGTTACATATAAACTATCAAAAAAACTTTTCAAAGCAGACTTAATAGAACTCCAAGTAATTTTCTTGGTAGTTGAATTTGCTATATCAACAATTGGCTGAACATCATTATCCTGTGGGTTTGTATAAGATGGCAACTGCGTTATTTTAGGCATCTTGCCAAATGGTTGATGGTTTTGTCAAATCGTCCGACCAAGTTAAATTTGTTTGCTGTTCCGTGATTAAATTGTCGTTTGCTTCTGTTAATAAATTTTCCAAATTTTCCGTAGTTATCGTGTCCCACCAATTAAAGACTTCTTCCCACCAAATCGTTGATGGCCTCATTTCCTCAATCCAATCAGTTGTAACAACATTTTTTCTAAAATTGCTATCTTTATAACTTCCTCCTAATGGTTGTGATGATATTGCTGTAATCATTGTTTTAAATTGTGGTAATCAAAATATAACCACCACCACCACCTTGACCACCTCTACCTCTACCAGGACCTGTACTTGCTCCACTTGAACCAGCTGAAACATTGGTTGTTAATGAAAATCCAGAAGGAATTATACTTAAACCATTTTGTCCTGCGTCTCCAGCGCAAGCACCACCACCTCCACCATAATAAGTAGTTCCAGGAGTAGTATTATCTCCTTGAGCTCCATTTCCTCCGTTGCCTCCTTTAGCCTGAATTGTCCCTGTCAAATTCATTATTTGCTGGGCATAAATAACAACAAAACCACCACCACCTCCTCCACCGCCACCAGCATAATAAGCTCCAGATGGAGTAGAAGCATTTCCTCCGTTTAATCCATTAGCATAAATCGTAGAATTAAAATTCAGTTTTCTCGCAAAAAGAATAATTCCACCTCCTCCTCGTCCTCCATTTCCAGCGGTTGCACCAGAATTTGCAGCACCCGCTCCTCCCCCAGAACCTACAGACAAAACATATTTTTTCAAAAATCTAAACCCCAGATTGTTATTTACAAAACTTTCTATTCCTGTTCCCCCGATTGCTGGTGCTGTTGTCCCTCCTGTTCCCGCAGTTGCTTTATAAAAACCATTCCATCCTATTTGAAAAGCGTCAAGTCCATTTGCAGAAGCCCCGGTTCCTCCTTTTGCCCCCATTCCGCTTAAGCCTATTGCCACCGCTGAACTTGTAATTGTTGCCGTATCGGCCACATAAATTATTGCCACGCTTCCATTATCGTGGGGATTAACAAATGAAAGGGTTGCATTTCCAGTTATGGATAAATTTCTATATTGCTTAATTAAAAAATTTTGATTTTGAAAATCTAAATTTGTTGTTCCAGTTGAAATTATTAAATCCCCATCTGAACCATCTCCAAATCTATCCTCTATTCTAAAGCTCCCAAAATTAAAATTTATCCTTTGATTGGTTTCATCATCGCTAATATCATTAAAATTCAAAAAATTCAACCTTGCCCTTTGTCCTACCAATGTTCCGTCCTTATAAACCTCAATTGTCTGCAAATCCTCATAAGTTTTCTTCGTCAATGTCAGCATCATCTTATAGGATTTTCCCGATAAATTATGGTTTTGTGCTGTTGTTCCCTCCTGGCCCCTTAAGATTGTCAATTGGTCTCCCGATTTTACTACCACTCTTACGATTTCTCTATAGGGATCATCGGCGGGATCCGAATAATCAGTAGCATTCCACCACACTAAATTGTATTGTCCCTCTGTTGCTGGATCTGGCAATTTGTTCCCCTCTCCTAAGGCTAACTGAATAACGGTAGCAGTATTGTCATAGCCTTGCTTGACATTGACTTTAACAAAGTTCCTTACAGGATCATAAGCCATTTTTTATTCAAAGCCAGCCTTGGTTGAAATAATCGACCGTCTGAACCTTAATAGACTCTATTGTTTCAACTTTCAAATCCTCAATCATTTTCTGCATAAAAGCCTCGTATAATTCCAATTTTCTATTTGCTTCTGGATGTCCTATTTCTTCAAAATATCTAAATGCATTTCCATAAGCAAAAACTTCCCAGTAATTATCTAAAATTGCTGGTATTTCGTCTGATGTTGTTGTAAATTCGGGCTGTTTAGGAATATACCAAAGCCTTATGCCGTTCACTTGATTTGCAGTTGGTTGAGGGAAAAGAAAAATTTGTGAAGCAAATAAATCCATTAAAGGTCTTGATTTTGGTTGAGATTGTAAAAGTTTATAAAACTCAAATGGAAGATTTCCTAAATCGGTCTGAGTAACCTTTACCCATTTGGTATTGTCAGTTGGATCATCATAATTTACCTCCATTCTCAAAATTGTCAGCATATCAGTTGGCAATTGATAGTTTGCTTGTCCTGCAACCAAATCAGTTTTTTTGATTGTTCCGAAAATTTCTATTTCTTCCTGCGCTAATCTTCTTTGAATATCAAGATAGGTCTCATTTGTCAAATCCAAAAGCCTGGAATCTGATAGGGTTGCAGCCGTAGTATTTGTCAATCTCCTTGTTTTGTCAAATATTTTTTGTAAGGTCATATTGAACAGTTTTTAATTTGCGGACAGGGCAGGGAGCAACCCCACCCTGTCCTGTTAAGGAAAGACCGCCCATCCGCTAATCTCAATCAAACTATAAAGCGGATGCTGCACTTTCTACTCTTACAAGTCTTTCCTCCTGTGTTCGTGCCACACCAATGTTGGTTTTAGCACCAACAGAACCTTTCTGACCCAATGGGTTAGAGACAGAAAGGTTGCTTTCAGGAGGAAGAACATAGGTATTTACTTTGTTTGCTAACCAGTAAGAAATTCTATAAGCATCAGCAGCAATGAAAGTTGTAGGATGGACCGTAACTGTCGAAGAGAAAGTTATAACATTAGGAGATTGAACAATTCTCACTCCATCCATTGAGCCAACCTCGCCATTAAAGAGATTTTCAGGAGCGGCATATTTGTGCATATCAAGCCATTGACCAACAGATGTATTGGATTTAAGATCAAAAACTACTTCAGGTGTAGTAATAGCAACATAACCACCACCCCTTTGTGAAAATTCAGGGGCAGCATTCTTTCTTAATTTAGCAGCTGCTTTTCTTACTAAGTCAGCATCAAATAAATCTGTAGCAGTTAAAGCGCTTCTTGATGTCTTATTTCCCGCATAAATAACATTTGTTCCAGCATTAACAACTGTTTGAATAACCTCATCAATTTTTCTTGCCATTGCCTTACCAACCTCGACAAGGGTTGTGTTTATCAAATCAAAAACAGCGGTTAAGGCAACCAAGTCCGTGAGTTCAACATTGATTCCGTATTGGGTTGGAGTTGTGTCAATGGCATTAACGGAGACAGCGATTGCGGTTGGAGGAGTTCCTTCCGTAAGGGAAGTTACGGAAGACGTTGCGATTTTATTGAACGTGAAAAATCTTGAAGTGTAATTGCCTTGGGGAACTCCAACGATAGTGCCAAACTGCTCAAAATAAAGATTTGGTTGAAGAGATTCTATAACAACTTTGTCATAATA